TTGCAGCACAGCTGCTAGATCAGGGTCTTGATTAGATAATATCATTTGTTGCGTGAGATTGCCCGTCTTCCAAGGGTTGTCTTGTCCTGGAGCAACATTAGATGTGGGACTAGGTTTTGATCCCATACCTGAAGTACTTGTGGCCTTAAAATGATGCTCCCAACCAGAACCAGGATTCCTTAAATTATTTAAATACGTAGTTAAATCTTGCTCAACTCCACCATTTAAAATAACTGTCTTACCAGTATCATTCTTCTTCAGATTTGACTGCAAAAGTGACAGAGTTTGTTCAGCATTAATAGCCCCAGCATTACTGATAGCAGCTAAAGCAGCGTTACGAACAGTTTCACGCTCAGTTGAACGTTTTAACTCTTCAATTTCACTCCTTAAAGTACCTATTTCAGACTCTTTAGACTGAGCAGTTTTGTTTGCCTCTTCCCAGAGAGATTTGTACTGGCCTTGATCCTCAAGTGTTTTTACTCGCTTTTCATCTGCCTTCTTATACATATCATCAACTTTAGCTTTCAATTCCCCAAACCCTTTCTCTGCTTTCTCTCTCGCTACTTGCTCAGCAGCTATTTTAGCCTCATACTCGGCTCTCAAAGCATCAACATCAATTGTTGGGGCTGGAGTCTTCTCTGGAGTATCAGTAGCAGCCACAGACTGCTCAGCAGAAGCCACAGACTCCGGCTGGATTACTCTTTCTTCCATAATTATTCAGGTGTTTTAGGTGTTTCAGGTTTTGCTACAGCTTTAGCTTTAGGAGCTGGAGCCTCTTTTTTAGGCGCAGGTGTGGACTCTCCCTTATCAGCTGCTATTGCAGCATCTAAGTCTTCAGCCCTTACACCATTATCTAACTTGATAGAAGGCATAATGAAAGTAAGTACTTGACTACTATTATAATATACTAATCACTTTCAGTCTCTGAAGCAGTAGGTAATACCTCTCCCTGCACTAAAATCTGCCTAAATTCCTCTCTGTCTATTATTTGCTGCTCGAATAGTGAAGTTAAAGCAGTTACATCTTGCCCGATTAGCCTCTCAATATCAAAATCACGACTAATTTTAATTTCCGGGGGTTCTAAACCTACATAAGCAGCAGATAAATTAAACGCTTTTTGTAGTTTCTGCTCTAATTCGAGCGAAACCATCGAAAGCATGGAGTTAGTATCCACTCGATCAAGTCTTCTCGCATCTGCCGATTCTGCAACGAATTTCTGTTGCGAAAGCGTGCTAATGCCCAAAGTTGCCATTTGTAATTGTAACTCTTGGATTTCAGCCGCTTGCGCTTCAAATGCACTGGATGCTGGCTCAACGTAATAGACTTTGTTGCCAGGTTGCGTCGCCATTGCATAGTTGACGCTGATTGCCATGTCTTTGGTTTGATCATCCCAACCTTCTAAAACAAGCATTGGTTGTGATGCTACGTGCAAACTATGTATTAAGTCAGCTTGTCTTTGGAAATGTGCAAGATTTAAGTGCGCAATATCTAACATTGGCGGCTTACTTGTTAATGTATCTGTCTTGCCTGAATAGACAGTAACAAGTGGGACTTCCCCTAGAGAGTATTCACCAGACTCTATCAATTCGTAGTCGTTTGCGTTAGCTGGTGAGCTAAAATCACCCGCATAACTATTATCTTGTGCGGTATATAATGCCTTTTCAGCCTCCTTTTTGCGGTAAATTCTATACTTTCCGGGTTCAATCACTCTTACCTGATCAAACACTCTTTCACCGAACTCTCCCGTTGGTACGACTGCTTTTTCTGCTATTCTAACTTGTATTAATTTGCCGTAATTAACCTCTCTATCTAATCTCCAACCATAAACATTAGTAGGATCAATTTCTATCCAATATGGCCTTCTATTTTGCAATCTCTCTTCAGCAAGACTAACTGCACCAGTAGGAGCAGGGTAGTCTACTAAAGTATGGCTATGGCCATAAGTAAGGGAACAAAGTATCAATCTACGTGCGTATTCGTCTAAATCTGATCCACAGCCGTCAACATCTTTTACAAACTCTTCTGTCCAATATGGATCGCCAGTAATACTAATTGGTTTCCTTAAAATTAAACCAGTAGCAGCTCTAATTAAACGCTGGGTATAAGGAGAAAAGACAGATCTATTTACCCTGGATAAATAAGCTTCATAATCCTCTCGTGGCTCTAAAGGAAGGAAAGCTTGGGAATTATCACGTAAATACTCTGTCCCACTACTCACTGCCTTCATTATTTCCCAGCCCTTCACCATATCCAATACAGCACGAGTGCGTGTAAAAGGACTGTCATCCCCACCTACAGAGGTGGAGCTGACAATGCTTGTGCGAATTGGGCCAGGAACAGCATAAGTCACGATTTTCTCCTCTTGTGATTAGCCCCCGTTTTAATAAGCGTCAGCAGTTAGTGCTCCACTCATTTGAAAACTAACAGTAAGTGCCTGCAAATCTCCTACGGTAGTACCAAAATCTGTCCCAGTTACTATGCCATTAAAAGCAATCTTCTTAGAACCAGAAGTAGATAAATACAACTCAAATTGAGCATCAGCAGGATCTTGTGATGTCAAAACATCTTTAATAAACTGCTGTGTTTCATCTCCAGAAGTTCCTGTGTAAAGCAACTCAACAGATCCACTACCGTTAATGAAACTACCCGCATAAGTACGAACTGTATCGCCTTGTGCAGTTGTATCTAAAACATCCTTTGTTAAAGAAAAGTTCCAGCTCCTTGTTGAAGCTACAGCACCAACAGTACCAGCAGCATTTTTAAACTTGACGGAGCCTTCTTCGCCACGATAAAAGGCCATAATAAATCACAAAAAGAAAGTTATGTAAATAGTTTAACTTGTACTGTCTACTTTTACAGTACTTTTTGTAGTTCCTTTTTTATTTTTCTCAAAATACTGTTGACATCTAGGATCCCATAGAGCAGGATTTCTTGTTCCTTTGACCGCTTCAACAGCGTCAAGTTGTTCTTTAGAAAGCTCCATAATTACTTTTTCTTAGATTTGGTTTTAGAAGAAGCTTTCTTAGACTTCTTTCCCTTCTTAACAGTAGCAAGATAACCTTCACAACGCTTGCTGGCAGCAGATTTAGCCATAGAATAAAACTTCCTCCTAATTAGTATATCCTGTACGTAGTCTGCCCTAAAGTCTCCGGTTTTGCCAAATTGAATTGTTGTAAACATAGATAACCAAAAGCGTCAAACGCATGGTCAACGCCTAAATTCTTATTTGGTAATCCTGTATTTGGTGCATACGTAAGAGTCCTTAAAGATTTGATTAACTCTTTGCAACGTGGATGAATAAATGTCCTACGTGTGCCAGTTGCATCCAAAAGTGCTGTGTTAACCGATGTTATTTTGTCCCTAACCTTCCAAGGAGAACGAGGGGCAGAAACATTAAACCCACTTCGCCTTAAAATCGTATGGTCAGTAGCTCCAACACCGGAAGTCTTCCTTGCACCACCTGTAGGGTCAGGGCATGCAATAACTCGCCTATCTACACCATATCTGCGTTGTACTTCTTCGGCAAAATCCCATGTTGTTGCTCCCCCAGTCATAATTACCTCGTCAAATACATATAAAGTATCCTCGTCTTTAACGGCACAGATACCAGACATAGGGTCAACGTTGAAATCAACCCCCAAAAGTAGGGGTGCAACACTTATATCCTTAGCTACAGCAGAGATATTCTCATCGGAAAATGAGACTGCGACGAGACCCGTGAGATTCTCGAAGCTGGCCTCAAATTCTTGCCTAAAAGTACGTTGATCTAGCTGAGCACGAGCAGCATTAACCTCCTCTGCTGGTACATTTCCCCCTTCAATTGTTGTAAAACTCCACCTATTCCAATCCTCGGTGGGATCATCTGGCACGTAACACCACAAATCGTAAAACCAGCTCGCAGTTCCGTCGGGAGTACTGATAAATAATGCCCACCCTTGTTTGTCCGCTAAAGCTGGTCTAATTACCTCAAACCAAACCTCGGAATCCATGAAAGCAGCCTCGTCTAGCACAACTCCCGCTAAACTTCGGCCCCTTAGTGCCATTGCGTTCTCAGTTCCCTTCAACTCAATCATTGAATCGTTAATTAATTCGATCTTTAAGTCCGATTCGTGCTTAGATTTCACCCATTCTTTCGGTACTAATTTCTTTATTTCCTTCCACGCTATGTCCTTAGCCATTCGATATGTTGGAGCACAGTAAAAATATGTTTCACCCGGTCTGTCTATTGCTGCTTTAAGTAATTCAATACAAGAAAGGTAAGATTTGCCGAATCTTCTACCAGCTACAAGCACACGAAATCGCTTGTCACTATTGAATACTTCCCCTTGCGCCCATCGCAAGGATAGGGGTTGTGTTTTTACAGCCATGTAATACACCATAGCTGATTTTCGTACCAGTACCCCTCCTTTTATCGACTATTTGATAGATTGCAGGTTATTATCTGAGTAGTAATTGATAGTTTTTCAAGTGACAGACGCTTATTTAGATGCAGTTGATGACTTTAATGACTTTATCGGGGAAGAAGTCGAAGAAGTTCTACCTGCAAAGCGAGCCAAAGGAAGGTCTCACGCTGCTGTTATAAAAGCAAGACAGCAAAGACTTTATAAGAGGCAATTAGAGGGGCTGACGGTTAGGCAACTTGTACTAGATCACGCTTCTAAAGAAGGTGTGTGTGATAAAACTGCGTGGAATGACTGGAAAACTGTAAATACTTGGAACGAGGAAGATTGGCAGAAAGACAGAGATAATATGCTATCCAGATTGCAGAGCATGAGGGTGCAGTTATTCAATAAGGCGGTAAGAAAAGGACAACTTCAAACAGCAGCGCAAATACTGGATTCTCTAGGAAAAGTTATAGGAGAAAGCGTGGAAACAGTAAATATTAACGCTCCAGAATTAGCAATACGGGTAGAAAATAAGATAGAGGAGTAAGCGAGGAAGTACTACAATTTGTTACCTCTCCCCCTATCCCAGGGGGTTTTTATTGACTGCGGGGATTTACTAATGTAGTATATAGAAGTAGTACATAAGAGCTTACTTTCAGATGACTCACTAGGTTCGGGGTTTATTAATAAATATATTCAAAATCTCGAACCCCTCCCCCAAGAAAATTTTGGACAAAAAAATTCCCCCGCTTTTGGGCGGGGGATAAAATTTAATTTAGAAAACTTGGAAGTTCAACTTTTCTAACTTTTTTCAAATTTGCTTCTAGAAATTCAAACGCTTTTTGGAGGTCTTCCAAAAATAGGTTGAATTCGTACCCGTGAATTTCACATCTGCGTACAAAGTCGGTCCCATAATCGTCCACGGTGAGAATTTTTTCATCCTGCATTTTTTGCAAGATTTCCAATTCCTTGCGGACCAGGACCAACTCATCATGCAGCTCCTGGAGTTTCCAGGTTTTCCCGGTTGCGGGATTTTTTACAGAGAAGCGAGTAGCCATTGGTACAAATGTACTACAGGGATAAAGATGGTCTCCTGTGCGTACATACGTACTGTACTACACTCGTGCGGAAAGTTGTTCGGTAAACCGAACCTTTTGTAACAATTCTTATTAAAAATTAATGTAAAGAAATATTACAATAAAATTAAAAATTACACCATTTTTGAATTTTGGTCAAAAAATCCAGTCCCTGACTACAATTATAACCATAAAATCAGCATTAAAGGCGTTTAGGGCATAAAAGAAGCAAAAAGAAAGAAAAGCAGCCGAAAAACGTACCAAACAAAAGAAAAATGAAAAAAGAGAGTTTTTTAGGCTCTCTTTTAGTGGTCAACTATGACAATTGAAAGCTTTTCGAAGTCTTGCCTGATTTAGTAGGTGTTCTTGATCTTGTAAAAGCTTTGTGTATTTGTCTGGAAGATCATCTTCAAAAATCTCTTTTACATCTTTGAAGGAAAGAGGGAAGTGACTAATTGACATAATCAACTTTTGCAACTTCATAAGAAATTTTCTCTAAATCTGAAGAATCAAGAATTAAGTCATAATTATCAGACAAGGTGTCTGATTGATTTAATATCCGTTCTCCTAGGATGTAAGCAACCATATTGGCTACTCTTTCAGGATCAGAAAAATCTGTGTTTACTTCTCCAAAGTTAGATTTCTCGTAATCTCTAATTAGCTCGATAGCTTCAAAAGAGTTAGAACCTAACCACTTCTTAGCTTTGTAAGTTCCAATTATGAAATAATCAGAATTACAAAGAGAATTGTGTAAATCGCAGCCATAAGAATCTGAACCTATAGAATCTTGCAGCTTGTCAATGATGTCTTTTTTGACATCTTGAAAAAGTGTTTCCACTTTAAAAACTCCATTTGTAGTGTTTTTGGTAGGTCTTGACTTGACCTATTACTATAGTACAATAATAAAATATATATGCCCATAGGTATATATACTCATTTTGTAGGATTACAGAGAAAAAGAAAAATAGCCCATCTTTCACCTGAAATTTCTTCAATTTCTGTAAACTCTATAGCTCGATAGTTTTCCAAGTCGAGCCATGAGAGATGTTCTCTGATTTCTTGAGATTCTTCACACTCACAGCTCGACCAATCATCATCAATCAAGGGTTTTTTGTATTTCAAAGGTAATCTGACTTCAACTAATTGTTCCATTAGTCTTCAATCACTCCTTTGATATCGTAACCAAAGCTATCAAGAGCTTCTTGACCGTATTCACGGACTATAGCTTCACTAATAACTTCATTTACTATCCCTCTTTCTTCTTGATTAAGAAGTTCATAAACATCTGTACTAACCATAAGTAGTCCTCCTGAGTTGTTTACTGTAGTACAATAGACCATATTTAGAAGAACGTCAAGAAATTGAGAATTTCTCATAAGAAAACGTTTTTTCGTTGCTGAGAATTAATAATGTGCTACAATGAAAAAGTCCACATCTATAGGACAAAAAATGATTATGAATCAAAACCTAAACGATCAAGAAGCTTTTACAGCTGCCTTGACTTTGGCAATAATCGCACCAACAGAAAAGCAAGCTAACAGTGCTTTAGAACTAGCTCAACAACTTGCTCATAACCTATCCGCAAAAGATAGGGATATATGTATGAAAGGTGTCGAGGTTGCTTTCGATCTTCAAAGGATTTTTGGAGTTGAAACCACTTTTAAATAAATGGATAAAAAACAAGGTATCGAATATATTCAGGGTTACTTAAGTGACCCTGAAAATACCCTCACTAGAAAAGAGATCGTCGATATATTGAGCGATCCAGAGGGTAAATACGGAGTTCCAGAAAAGACTGCCTACCGTTGGTTTAAGTCTGCTAAAGAGGAAAACGATTGGATGTTTCCTAAAAAACATACAGACAAAGCAACAGAAGACAAAGAACTCTCCATATCAACCGTTAGAGATTTGCTTAATGTGGCAATAACTAATGGTGAAGATGATAAAGCTATTAAATTATCTTCAGAACTATTAAAACTACACAAATTAGCTAGGAGTTTTTAAACATGAGTAAATATTGGCACTCTTACGAGTTTAAACACATGCTAAGGGGTATCGCTTCCAGATATCCCAAAACGTACCAGAAGGTAGGAAGACAGCTAGAAGAAAACGGAATATATATATACAGAGAAGTGTTAGGTAAAACGGAGTGGGCATTAAAGAGAGAATTTTTTGCAATAATCTCTGTGATGCCTCCTGATGTAATACCTTATGCAGAAATGGGAAATACTAAACAATGGAAAGAAATTGACTGGCACAAAACATATAAATATA